AGGCAGGAAATCACGCCGGCCGTGCAGGACCGGGACATTCTCATCTCAGCCCAGTTGATCATGTCGGGGATCAACACGTTGGCGCTGGTACCGGAGAAGTACCTGCGGGACTACTTCGCGGGATTGTCGATGGCGGCACTTCTTCAGCACGGACCTGTTCTGAGGGGGTTTGGCAAGGACGAGGCTGGGATGCTCCAAGACGTGTCGGCTGCCGCGTACGAAATGGCTGATGCGATGCTGGCGGCACGGGAGAAGAAGGCGTGAATCGTCGCGGGTTTCTTCGCGCGCTCGGATTGGCGTCTGCCGGGGCTGCGGCCGGTCTCGTGCTCGACCCGGACAAGCTGCTGTGGGTGCCGGGCGCGAAGACGTTTTTCCTCCCGCCGGTCACGTTGCATCGCGGAAACTCCCTGCTGACGATGGAGATGGTCACAAAAGACGCGCTGAAAGTCCTCGAGAGAAACCTCGGCATTTCGATGCGGCTGGTCAAGGACTGGGACATCGAGGCCGACAAGTTCCCTACCCGGTTTGATGCGCGCGTGATCGTGCCGCAGCGCACGTTCCTTGGGCGAGTCAATGGCTGATCCGGCGCTCGAACTCCCCTCGCTGGCCCTGCTCAAAGCCGCCCAAGCCTTGCAGCAGACGAAGATCCAGAGCTACTTCCCCGACCACGGGCCGTTGCAGCGCAAGTTCTACCCGCGCCACATGGAAGCGATCGAACTCACGAAGACGAACAACGAAGTCCTCGTGCTCGGGGCGAACCGGGTCGGGAAGACGCAGTTGGGCGCCTACTGCGCGACCGTCTGGCTGACCGGGGTCTACCCGAAGTGGTGGCAAGGCCGGAAGTGGGACCGGCCGGTCAAGATGTGGGGCTGCGGTGATACTGCCAAGACCGTCCGCGACATTGTGCAGTTCGAGTTACTCGGCCCGATTCGAGAGATGGGCTCGGGCTTTCTGCCTCGACACCTCATCCACTACACGACGAACAAGGTCGGCACGGCCGAAGCTGTCGAGACGATTTGGGTAAAGCACGCCTCCGGCGGCAATTCGGAGATCGTGCTCAAGTCCTACGACCAGCGCCGGGAAGCGTTCGTCGGCCAGTCGGTCGACATCGTGTGGGACGACGAAGAACCGCCAATGGACATCTACGCCGAGCAGTTGCTCCGCACCCTGACCACCAAAGGGCTCATGCTCCTGACGCTCACGCCGTTGCTCGGGATGACGCAGTTGATTGCAGACTTCTTGCGCGATGCAGGGGGACAGGCGTAGACTGACGCCCTATGGCTTCAGGCTCACGCTCCAAAGGCTCCGCTCGCGCGATTGACCCGCCAGGTCTCCCCACCGCCGTCCACGGGCCGAAGGAAGCGAAGGGCAAGAAGAAGATTGCCCGCGTCGAAATCGAGCCTGCGGCCGGCGGTCACATCGTCACGAAGCACTACGAGTCGGGCGACCACGCGTACCACATGCCGACCAAGCACGTCACGAACAGCAAGAAGGCGCTGCACACGGCGATCTCGGACGTGTTCGGGGACGACGACGACAAGGCCAAGGACTAGCCGTGCCGCCCTACAAGAAGGTCGTCAGCCAGGCCCAAGCGCACAAGGTCTTCGCGCTCGCCGAGGCTGGGAAGATGTCGATGTCGGACGCTAAGGGCAAGGTCAAGGGCGTGGACGTGAAGCACCTCCCGAAGTACGTCGGTAGTCACCGCGACGTGCACGACAAGACGATCAAGCACCTCGACAAGCACGAGCACGCCACGCGCGGCGGGTCGAAGACGCTCGGCAACGAGCTCTAGTGTCGCGCGCCGTCGTCACGATCGAGTGGAGCCACGTTCCCCATCTGGACGCGGCTCAGAAGCAGTCCATCCTCGCGTCTATTCCGCCGTTCCAGCGAGACGCCCGCACCAAGGGCAAGCCCTACCTGGGCGCTGGGCAGATTTACCAGATCCACGAAGAGGAACTGCTCGAGAAGCCGTTCCAGATCCCGAAGCACTGGCTCAAGGGCTACGGGCTCGATGTCGGCTGGAACCGAACAGCGGCGCCGTTCATGGCGTACGACCCTGAGACAACCGTCTGGCACCTCTACGACGAGTACTACCGGGCCGAAGCCGAGCCGGTCGTCCACGTCGAGGGCATCAAGGCTCGTGGTGCGTGGATGGAAGGCGAGATCGACCCAGCCTCCAACGGCCGGAACCAAGTCGACGGCCAGCGCCTGCTCGACATGTACACGAAACTGGGCCTGAAGCTGCACGCGGCCGACAACGCGGTCGAGACGGGCATCTACGAGGTCTGGAGCCTGATGTCGACGGGCCGGTTCAAGGTCTTCGAGACCTGCCAGCACTGGCGCCGGGAGTTCTCGATGTACCGCCGGAACGAAAAGGGCCAGGTCGTCAAGGAGAACGATCACTTGATGGACGGCACCCGCTACCGGATCGTCGGCGGGCTCAGATCCATGAAACAAACGCCAGTGGTCGACCTGTTTGGCGGTGGCACCCGCTACCGTGACACAGGGGGCACTGAAACAAGTTGGATGGCCTAGCGTCCCCTTTCTGTTACACTCTCCCGCCAAGGAGTCTCCTATGCCTTCTCGCAATGCACCCTCGTTGACTGCCGGCATGAGCCGCCAGAAGTGGACCGAAAAGACGCCCAAGGCCAAGGTCGGCGCCAAGGACGGTTCGATTCAGGCGATCCGCAAGCTCGCTGCTGGAAAGCAGGAAAACGGTGGGTCGGACCCGAACAAGAACTACCGGGGTTAGCCCGGCCGAGCCCGAGGCCGAGGTCGTCCACGATGACGGCCCGGACGATCCCGTCGACGTGATGCGGCTGAAGATGTACTGCCGGACCATCACGACGCCGGAACAGTTCGAGGCCATCGTCGCTGCGGCGCGACCGAAGCTCCGGGCGGCGGTACGCGCCAAGCTGCTCCCGTTGCTGTCCTTCACGTTTCCCGAGGTTCAATGAGCGACCAGATTGTCTTCGGCGGTCGGCCGATGTCTCGGCGCCGGCTGGCGCACGTCACGGCGCTCCAGCTTGCACAGGAACTGCAGCGGTCTGCGCCGGGCATCCTCGCCATGATCCTCGCCCACGGCAAGTACGAGTGGCGAAAGAAGGGCAAGTCGTACGCCGACGCGGGCATCAGCTTCACGGCCGACGACTTGGACTACATCTTCGAGATCCTCAAGATTCGCGGCAAGGAACTGAATCTCCGTCCGGTGACGAATGGCTAAGACCCCGCCCAAGAAGACCCGCACGCGCACCCTGAAGGTCACGACGCGGGATGATCGTGGCGAGGTCGAGGTCCGGTCACTCCAAGACGACGAGCTCACCCCCGAAGAGAAATCGAAACACGACCTCGACGAGTTCCTCTCGACCGCCCGCAAGCGGTGGAAGACCATCAACCAGTCCGAGCACAAGCTGCGGCTGGCCGAGGTCGACGACCAGAAGTTCCGGGCCGGAGAGCAGTGGGACCAAACGTCCCGGTCGGAGCGCCTGGCTGACGGGCGCCCGTGCCTCGTCAACAACCGGCTGCCCGCGTTCATCCGCCAGATCACCGACCAAGAGCGCCGGATGCGCCCGGCGATCGAGATTGATCCCCGTGATGGGAAGATGGACGTTGCCACGGCTGAAGTCGTGCAGGGCGTCATCCGCCGGATCGAGGACCAGTCAGATGCCGATGCGGTCTACGAGATCGCTGGCGACCAGCAGGTCACGAGCGGCCGAGGCTACATCGAGGTCATCAGTGACTACGTGGGCACGACCGACTTCGAGCAGGAAATCTTCATCAGCGCCTGTCCGAACCCTCTCGCAGTCTTTTTGGACACGTCGGCACAAAAGCCCGACAAGAGCGATGCAGGGTTCGGCTTCATTCTCGAGCCGATCCTGCGGGACGAGTTCGAGGAACGGTGGGGCAAGGACGAACTGAGCGGCCTGGAAGAGTGGGCCAAGATCAACGACCGCAGCGGCGACTGGATGCCGATCGGCAAGGTCACTGTCGCCCGCTACTACTACGTCAAGACCACGACCCGTACGCTCGTCAACCTGAAAGTGCCGATGGCAGACGGCAAGGGCACGCGCACGCTGTCCGTCTTCGACGACGACAAGCAGGTTGCCGAGCTCAAGTCGCAGGGTGCGACGGTGCTGGCGAAGCGCGAGGTGCAGTCCAAGCAGGCACACTTCGCGCTCATCACCGGCAACACGATTCTCGACGGCAACGAGGACAAGACGGCCGGGCGGAAGATTCCCGGCACGCGCGTTCCGATCGTCCCGGTCATCGGCGAGGAACTGAACATCGCCGGGGAAGTGGACTATCGCGGCGTCGTGCGCGATGCGAAAGACCCGCAGCGCATGGACAACTTTTGGGCGTCGTCGATCGCCGAAGCGATCACGCTCGCCCCCAAAGCCCCGTACATCATGGCGGAAGGCCAAGACGAGGGCTACACCGAGATGTGGCGGCAGGCGAACCGAAAGAACTACGCCGCGCTGAAGTATAAGCCGCTGTCACTCGGCGGACAGCAGGTACCGCCTCCGCAGCGGAACGCGGTTGAGCCCGCGATTCAGGCGATGGCGCTCGGGCGCCGGCAGGCGCAGGACGACGTAATGGGCGTCATCGGCCTGCACCAGTCGAACCTGGGACAGACCGGCCCGGAACAGTCCGGCCGCGCCATCAAGCTCAGGCAAGACAAGGGAGATCAGGGCACGTCGCATTACCCGGACCACCTCGCGCGCGCGATCCGATCGCTGGGACGATTGCTCGTCGAGTGGATTCCCGAGGTCTACGACACCCCACGTCTCCTCACCATCAACGGGGTCGACGACTCACAGCAGAACGTCTTGATCCACGCTGGGCAAGTGCCGCAGATCACCCAGCCCGGACAGGGCGGGCAGCCGGACGCCACGCGCTCGGCGGATAGCGATGATCTGATGGAACTGTTCCAAGGCGCGCAGTCGGTGCATGACCTGTCGAATCTCTCCAACAACGTCACGGTCAAGACCGGCCAGCGGTTCGCGTCCCGGCGCGAAGAGGCGGCGTCAGGCGCGACCGAACTGATTCAGGTGGCGCCGAACACGTTTCCGATCATCGGCGACCTGCTCGTCGAGAACCTCAATTTCCCGAACGCCAACAAGATTGCCGCGCGTCTCCGCAAGGCGATGGACCCGAAGCTGCTCGGCGACGGCGCCGGGCCGTCCCCGCAGGACGTGGCGCAGATGCAGCAGCAACTGCAGGAGATGCAGGCACAACTGGCCGAGGCGAACGACACGATCAAGTCCAAGAAGCTCGAACTCGAGTCGGCCGAGAAGCGCACGGCGATGACCGCCGAGGCGCAGCTTGTGGCCGCACTCATCAAGGCCCGCACCGATATGGCCGGCGCGATGGCGTCAGCCGAGAGCGACAAGCTCTTGACGCTGATCGACGCGCACGCGGCGCACGCGACTGCCCAGGTCAACGCGGCAGCCGGCACGCACCAGCAGGCCATCCAAACCCAAGGCGACATCCGTCAGGCAGAACTTGCAGCAGAGGCGGCAAAGGCCGCTCCCCCACAGTCAGGCGCATAACCCCACAGGAGTCACATGGCCGCACGCGAACTCATTGCCCGCAGCACGACCGACACCATCGAACAGGTCCGAGAAGCTCTCGGCGTTCCGCCGGAGCCAGTCGTCGAGACTCCAGCCGCCGAAGAGAAGCCAGCAGAGACCGAGGCGCCCGCTGAAGTCGAAGCCAAGGACGACGCCGAGAAGGTCGAAGAGACCCCAGCAGCCGAAGTCAAGCCGGTCGAAAAGAAGGACAAGCGGTCGGTCAACGCCCGCATCGGGGAGGCACTCGAGGAAAAGCGTCTCGCCCGCGAGCGTGCCGAGCGCCTCGAAGACGAACTGTCCAAGGTGAAGCGCGATCTGGAGCTCGAACGGTCAGCGAAGACCACGAAGGTCGAGCCGGTGGTCGAAGAGGCCAAGACCGAGCCTGACGAGAACGACTTCCCCACCACGGAAGCCTTCGTCCGCGCCCACAATCGCTGGGCGGTCGACGAGGCGAAGCGTGTCGCCAAGGAAGCGGCCGGATCGACGGCCAAAGAGCGCGACGACGCGGCGGCGAAGGCCAACTACGAAGAGGGACAGCGCCAGATTCGCGCCAAGCACGAAGAGGCGAAGAACGCGGCGCGCGAGGTCTACGACGACTTCGACGAGGTGATCGCCAACCCGGACGCCGTGTGCAATCAGGTCATGGTCGATGCGTTCTACAACGAGGAACTGGGACCGGACCTGCTCTACTACTTCGGCCAGCGGCCTGACGAGAGCAAGCGCGTGGCGAACCTCCCGCCCGGACTGGCGTTCCGCGAGATCGGCAAGATTCTGGCGAAACTCGAACCGCAGGTCGAGGAACGCCGGAAGACGGCCAAGCCGGCGGCTCCAGCGCCGAAGCTGCGCGCGGTCGATCCGCCCGTCAGCAAGGCGCCAGCGCCCGCGACAAGGGTCGTCAGCCGTGAGCCGGTCGGCGACGTGCCGCTCGATGCGGTGGACAGCCAGGCCGAGTTCAAGCGGCGTCGTAACGAGCAGATTCGACAAAACCGTTCGCGGTAGTGTAGACTCTCGCCCGTAAGTCCTCAGAGGCACTCGTCGCGGATTCGTCCGCGATGCCCCGCGCATCAGTTCGACGGCTGCGCGCCTCACCTAGCCCGTCGCCCCCGGTTTCCCTAACACTCAACCGTGGTCGACGGGCTTTGCCTATTTCGGGCGCTCTCCGTGACCACATGGAGTCAGCGACCATGAATACGCTTCTCACATCCACTTTGATCACGCGCGAGGCGCTGCGCGTGCTCGAAGGCAATCTGATCCTGGGACGCCGGGTCAACCGGGAGTACTCGGACAAGTTCGGCGTCGACGGTGCCAAAATCGGTGACACGGTGAACGCGCGTGTCCCGCCCCGCTACATCGTGAGCGAGGGACAGGCGTTGGATCTGCAGGACGCGACCGAAACGCGCGTGCCGATTCAGCTCAACCACCAGTACCACGTCGACCTGCAGTTCTCGAGCGCCGACCTGCTCCTGAGCATCGACGACTTCTCCGACCGCTTCATCAAGCCCGCGATTGCGGCCTTGGCGAACAAGATCGACTGGCTCGTCGCCTCGCAGTACTACAAGTTCAACAACTTCGTCGGCACGCCTGGCGTGACGCCGAACGCGCTGTTGACCTACCTGCAGGGCAAGGCCAACCTCGACCGCGAACTGTGCCCGAACGACGGCGAGCGTTCGACCGTGCTGACGCCGGACATGGAAATCACGATCGTCGACGCCCTCAAGGGTCTGTTCCAGCAGTCGTCGGCGATTGCCGAGCAGTACGCGACAGGCGCGATGGGTCGCGCGATTGGCTTCGAGTGGTTCATGGATCAGAACATGGTCACGCACACGATCGGTGCGTGGGCCGGTGCTGGTCAGGTGAACGGCGCGAACCAGACGGGTTCATCGCTCATCACGGATACGTGGACGGCTTCGGTCTCGACGCTCAAGGTGGGGGACATCTTCACCATCGGCTCGGGCGCCACGGCAGTCAACGGCATCAACCCGCAGAGCCGGATCTCCACGGGCAAGCTGCGTAACTTCGTGGTCACGGCTGACGTGACCTCGGACGGCAGCGGAAACGCGACCATCTCGATCTACCCGCCGATCTACGCGGCCGGGCAGTATCAGACGGTCGATGCACTCCCGGCGGACAACGCGGTCCTCGCCATCTTCGGCGCGGCCTCGACGCAGACCCCGCAGGGTCTGCAGTTCCACCGCGATGCCATCACGCTCGTCTCGGCTGACCTGCCGCTCCCGCGTGGAGTCGACATGGCAGCCGTAGTCTCCGACCCGCAGCTGGGCATTTCGATGCGGCTGGCGCGTCAGTGGGACATCAACACGGACAACTTCCCGTGCCGTGTTGACGTGCTCGTGGGCGCGGCCGTGGTTCGGCCGGAGCTCGGCAACCGCGTGTGCGGCTAGTGCAGGGCGCCGGCAGGCTCATGGGGGGTCTGCCGGCGCGCGATTCACACTCGTTCTCGTTTTAAGGAGCTTCGACCATGCGTGCATTCAATCGAGTGATTCTCGCGCTCCTGCTCACCGTCGCACTCGTGACGGTTCCGCAGGCGCAGACGGCCACGACAGTCACCACGTTGTCGGCAGCCGTCAACAACAGTCAGAACGTGTTCACCCTGACTTCCGGCACGGGCGTTATCGCCGGATGGCAGCTGTACGTTGACCGCGAACTGATGACCGTGCAGTCCATCTCGAGCGCGACCGTGACGGTCACGCGCGGCCAGGGCGGCACGTTGGCGGCGGCACACGGCATCAAGGCGCCGGTCTACCTCGGCCTTCCGAACCAGTTCGATCGGACAGCTGTTGTGGGTCCGTGCGTCTCGACATCGAACGTCGCGCTTCCGCACATCAACGTCCAGACGGGCGATGTCTACGACTGCGCGTCGAGCTTTTGGGTGCGCCGTGCGTCGGCCGGCTTTGAGGTGTCTCCGTTCCCCCTGGCGGCTCAGGGCGGCTCGGGGATGACCTACACGGCGAACGGGGCGATCACGATCCAGCCCGGTACGCAGTTCCTGAACGGCAGCGGATTGGCGATGACCTTGGCCGATCCGACGACCGCGCAGAACGGCACCGTCATGGTGATCCTCGCCACGGACGCGACCGCGAAGACCATCACCTACACGGCCGGCTTCAACGGCGGCACGACGGCTCGTGACGTGGCGACGTTCGGCGGGGCAATCGGTGACAACTTGGTCATCATCGCCAACAACGGCGTGTGGTGGGTGATCTCCACCCGAAACGTAACGCTGGCGTAAGAGCCTGCGTGACGGCACTGACAAGGGACGGCGCGACCGGCCGGGTATTCCGGTCGCTCGCGCCGTTCGTGCTTACAGGAGATCACCAAATGACGCGATACGTGCGACTCTGGCTGGCGGTCTTCGGGGTGCTCTACGCGACATCGGCGGTCGCGCAGAGTCTGCCGAACAGCCCCCAGTCCATCACGGCTCAGAGCACTGGCGCCTGCAACGCCGGAGCCTGTGCCCTCTTCCAACTGTCTCCCACGTCGTCCACGGTCCAGTTGAGCGGGACGTTCTCTGCGACCTTGGCCTTTGAGGCGTCGACCAACGGCGGAATTACCTACGTCGCCGTCTCGATGACGAACCTGGCAGACGGCACGCTCACGACCACGGCCACGTCGGCGGGTCTGTATGCGATCAACAACACCGGCATCGCCCTGCTGCGCGTGCGCGCGACTACCTGGTCGAGCGGCGTCGTGACGGTCTATGCGGCCGGCGGACTGGGCCTGCTCGGCGGGCACGGCGGCGGCGGCTCGGGCGGCGGGGATGTCTCGAGCAACACGTCTAGCTCGGTAGACAGCGAGATCGCGCTGTTCTCGGGCACGGGTGGCAAGACGATCAAACGCGCAACGGGGACCGGGGTGGCACACGTCACCTCGGGCGTCTTTTCGGCGAGCTCGGTCGTCAATGCCGACATCGCCAACACAACGATCGCGGAAGCCAAGTTCAATTTCACGGACCTGACGACGGCCAACTCCAGCGCCTCGGCGCACGGACTGTTGCCGAAGCTCTCGGGTAATGCCACGGACTGTTTTCGTGGTGACGGGTCGTTCTCGGCTTGCAATGCAGCCATCGGCGACTTCTCGACGAACACCTCAACCTCGGCGGCAAGTGAAATCGTGTCGTTCGCGGACACGACCGGGAAACTGGGCAAGCGGTCCCTGTTCATCATCGCGGGACCAGCATCAACCGCAAAGACGTACACTTTTCCGAATGCAGACTCGACGATTGTCGTCCAAGGCGGCGCGCTTGGCACGCCATCGAGCGGCACGCTGACCAACGCGACCGGTTTGCCGGTCTCGACCGGCATCAGCGGATTCGGCACGGGCGTAGCCACGGCGCTGGCGGTCAACGTCGGAAGCTCAGGCGCGTTTGTGACGCTCAACGGCGCGCTCGGCACGCCGTCTAGCGTCTCGCTCATCAATGCGACGAACGTACCGGTTGCCAATGCGACCGGAAACCTGGCCGTGTCGCACCTCAATTCGGGCACGTCGGCCTCGAGCTCAACCTTTTGGCGTGGCGACGGCACTTGGGCAGCGCCGACGACTGGTGCAGCCGCATCGCTCGCCACGCACGCTTCCGATCCCGGTTCTCCGTCTGAAGGCGACATCTACGGCAGCACCGTCGACCACGGCATCCACTACTTCAACGGCACTGTATGGACGGTGCAACCGTCGATCTCCACCCCGGCCGGAGACTGCATCTTCACCTATCTGTCGTCGACCTACGGCTGCACGGCGATCATCGGATCGGCAGTCGGAGGCACGGCGAACGGGTTCACCAAGTTCACCGGACCGACCACGAGCGAGAAGACGTTCACGCTCCCGAACGCCTCGTCGACCATCCTGACTTCCAACGCGGCGGTCACAGTCGGCCAGGGCGGCACCGGACAGACCTCGTACACGGACGGTCAACTGCTCATCGGTAATTCGAGCGGCAACACACTCACGAAGGCCACACTCACGGCCGGGTCGAACGTCACGATCACCAACGCTGGCGGGTCGATTACGATCGCGTCGAGCGGTGGTGGTGGGGGCGGCGCAACCTTTGCCACGCTGACATCTGACGTTGCGTCTACGGGCGGTGGAAATGCGTGGCAGGATGTCACCGGATTGTCGTTCTCTGTCTCGGCCGGAACGACTTACCACATGCTGTGCACCATCCAAGCGACAAGCACTGGCGCTGGGCCGGGGCTGTATTTTGGACTCAACGGCCCGGCAACCCCTACGCGCATGATCATTAACTTTGGGTATTCTGAGTCCGATTCTGGCGCGGTACGCGCTGCGACGGCGCAGGCGTACGACACGGCGGCGTCACTGACGGGCGTCGATGCGACTGTTCGCCCGGTATTCTTTGAGGCGACGTTCGTCAACGGTGCGAACGCCGGCACGTTGGCGCTTCGGATGTACGGCAACGCTGGCACCAACCTCCAAACCGTCAAGGCGGGGTCTTCGTGCAGCATCCAGTAAGCCGGCGGCTCGTGCTTGCGGCACTCTTTTTCAGCGCGGCGATTGTTGTCGCTGACGCGCAGACGATCCTAGCCCCATTCCGCACGCCTTCTGGCAGTAGCGGTCCTGCGGGGATGCTCACGTCGGCGCAAATCGAATACAAGGGCGCGATTCGGATGCCGACAGGTGTCCACACCGGATTTCCCAACGGCGCCGACACGACGTTTTCGTACGGCGGGATGTCTGGCCGCGTCGTCAATGTCGGCGGCGTCGATGAGGTCCACTTCTTTGTCTACGGCCGGAACAACATTGGCGTCATTGGCAACGTAGACGCGACCGACAGCCTGAACACCACCACCACGTTCCAGGTCGGCTTCTATACCGGCCTCATCAGCCAAGCACCCGACTTCAGCGGCAAGACCATCTCCGTGCAGCGCAACGCCGGTCATGCGACCGGAGAGGAACGCACTGTCACAAGCGTCACCAACCGCACGACGACGATCGCATCTGCGGCGTCCGCGTCGGTAATGACTGTGGCGTCAGGGTTCGGAAGCCACTTCTCGAACGGCATGACGATTTACGTCGGGCCGTCGTTTGAGAGCGGCATCATCTCCGGCATCGTCGGGGATGTCATCACGCTGACCGCCCCGCTTGCCGGCGGCACGCCAGCCAACGGTGTGTCATTCCAAGCGCACGATTCGATCACGGTGAGCGTGGCGCTCGGAGGCGCCCCGCAGCAGGGGGACATCGTGGTCGTCGAGGCGTGGGATGCGGTCTACGAGCTCGTCGATCCAGAGGCACCGTCCTGCAACACCGGCAGCTACAACACGACGTACACGAGTGCTCCGCAAGCCTGCACCTATGCGAACTGGGGGAACGTCTACCACGGCCATCGCGTGTCGTGGCTCGACGATGGCACGATGCAAAATCCGCAGGGCGTCATCCCTTGGGGGTTGCATTGGAATCCGTCTACGTCCCTGCTTTACTGGACGTACGCACAGCAGTACGTCTCTGGGTCGATCTACCAACTTGGGTGGTCGTCGCTTGACAGCATCTCTTCTGGTGTCGGAACGTCTACTGGCTATGGCCCGGTCAAGATGACAACGACCGATGGCGACGGTCACGCCCTTGAGGGCGAGGCAGCGGCACTGATGCTGCAGGAGCACTCGAGCGGCGCCATGCTCGCGCAGGGCGGGTGGTATCAACTCCAAGACTACCCGCAAGGGCCGAATATTCAATCAGGCACGTCATGCGCGACCTGCACGAACGGCTGGCCGACAGCGGCCACGCCGTCTGGATTCGGATCAGCCACGATCGACAAGTCGAACCGGCTGCTGCACTACTACGCCATGATGACCGGCAATGCGTCTGGAAACTACTGGAACGCGGACGGGTCGCTGCACGGCAGCAACATTCGGGACTTCTACACGACGAACAACTCGGCGGACTTCATCACCGAGCCTTTGTACGAGGGGTACGCTGGGAGTGCTCGTGTCGACGGCGACCCGGACCAGAATGGCGGCAAGAACTCGTACACCGAGGTCGATACCCACAACGGGTTCTTCTTCTTCTCGGGCACCAACAGACAGGCGGCGATCGGTTTGGTCTCTCGTCTCGGTATCACTGGCGGGGATAGCACTAATTGCTCGACCGGGACGCACCATTGGTACGCCAACGGCGGAAACGGCATCATGTCGCTGTCGTCCACGTCTGGCTACGTCAGCGGCGAGTTCGTTCAAGGGTTGACCTCCGGCGCGACAGCACAAGTGCATCACGCTGGAGGCGTGGTCGACGGCACGCACATGCTGGTCGAGAACGCGGCCATCACCGAGTTCATCCCAGGCGAGACGATTCATGGTCTGACCTCACTGACCGACAGAACGCTCGTCACATGGACCCGTGGGTACTACTGCACGCACGGCTGTCTAGAGACCGGACAGGTCACAGGGCCGCAGTCGAACCATTTCCACTCGGCGATGCTCCTGTATGACCAGGACACGCTCAACACCAATGCCTCAAACTGCACAGGCGGCAGCGCGTGCAGCGGCGCCGACTGGCAGACGCAGCCAACTGAGTACATCAACCTGCAGGACGCCTACGGCATCCACACGGCCGGAGAAGACGGGCAGACGAGCGGCGGCAACGCCAATCTCCGTATGGGCTACTTCGACTCGGCCCGTGATTACCTGTTCGTCGTTGCCAACTTGGCTGACGGCCCGCAGGGCAATACGACCCTGATTCACGTCTTCGCCTTGCACGACAGTCCCATTCCGGCGCCGTTGTCGTGGGCGTGGTTCATGTCACTGGCGCCGAACTGGATGCACCACGGGCACTTCGCGCCATTTAGCCTGTTCGACTCGTTGGGTTACACTACGGGCCATGACACGCGCAGCAATCCTGTCGCTCGCCCTGGTAGTGCTTCCGGGCGTGATCCCCTCGACCTCTCACCAGCAACCCGCGCCGCCATCGGTCGCGTCGTCGCTGCCTCCGGCGGCCCCACTGACGGAGACCGAGAACCTCAAGGTGTCCGTCGTCCAGAAGCAAGCCGAAATCAAGGATCTGACCGAGCGCCTCTCGGCGGTGCAGATCGAACTCCAAAGCCTGCGGTTGCAGGTAATGATGCAGCAAGCCGAACCCGTCCGCGAGGGCTATAAGTTCGACTGGAACACACTGCAGTTCGCCCCGATCAAGAAGTAGGAGACCCCATGCCGAAGCCAGTCGCACCCACGAAGTACGCACACCAGGAATACCCGAAAGTGCTGTTCAAGCTCGTCGGCAAGACGATCGAGCAGTCGCTCGTCAAAGACCCGAACGCCCACGACGCGGCCAAGGCCGAGGGATGGTGCGAGAGTCAGGACGAAGCCGTCGCGTTCGGCAAGATCACCAGCAAGAAGGCTGACGCGCCCCACAAGAAGGGCGACAAGGACTAACCCGTGACCGGGCTGGAAATCGTCACCAAGGCACTGCTCGACATCAACTATCTGGCCGAAGGGGAGACCCCTGGACCGGACGTGGCGAACAACGTCCGCATCGCCGCGAACCTGATGCTCGACTCGTGGAAGACGAACCGGCTCGCCTCCGATGTCCTCGTCATTCAGGACTTCAACCTGATCGACGGCACGCAGACGTACACACTCGGCGCCGGGGGCACGCTCAACGCTACCCGGCCCGAGTTCCTCCCGCGCGCCTCGATCATGTGGTACGGCATCCCGACCCAGCCGATCGAGATCCCGCTCCGCATGATGACGTACCAGTTGTGGCAGACGCAGGTACCTGTCAAGGCGATCGGGAGCACGATCCCGCTCTACCTGTACGACGACGGAAACTTCCCGCTCAGGAACATCTCGCTCTGGCCGTACCCGACCAGCAGCCTCGCCAAGCTCCGGCTCTACCTCCCGCACAACCTCGACACGCTCGTCTTGGCGACCGACTACTCGTTGCCGCCGGGCTACATCGAGGCGCTCTGCTCCAACCTGGCCGTTCGCATCTGCCCGATGCTCAAGCGCGAGCCGTCGTCGACCTTGGCGCAGATTGCGGCGGTCACGTTCGCCGGGCTGAAGCGCGTCAACGATGCGCTCAGTCAGGCCGAGCTCATCTGCGACCGAGGCGTGCTCGGCACCCCCGGACGGTGGGACTGGCGTTCGGATACCTTCCGGTAGCGCCATGCCGGAGTTCACCACTTTTATCGGCCCAACCTATCGGCAGTACTACACCGGGTTCGTCGCCCCTGAAGTCTGCATGAACCAGTACGTCGAGATGTCCGAGTCTCCCGGCGGACGCTCGATCGCGTGGCTGACGGGCACGCCAGGATTCACGCTCTATGCTGACCCCGGCCTGTTTCCAGGCCGAGGGGTGTTCTACGAGGCGGGGCGGTTCTTCTGCGTGGCCGGCGCGGGTCTCTTTGAGGTCGACCTGTCGACCGGCATCATCACCGGGCGCGGGGCGCTGGCGGACGACGGGCTGCCGGTCACGATTCACTCCAACGGCGTCTTCGGGCACCAACTGTTCATCGTAGCGGCGACGAAGGGCTACATCTTCGACCTGAACACGAACATCCTGACGAACCCGGTCAACAACTGCATTCGCGGGGACTACTTGGGCGGGTACTTCATCGCGCTGGACAGCGTGACGCACGCGCTCAAAATCTCGGCGCTCAACGACGGCTCAACGTGGTCCTCGAGCACGGCCAACCGGAGCTTGGCGGGCGACCCGTGGGTCTCGTTCATCGTGGCCCACAGTGAAATCTGGCTGATTGGCGAGAAGACCGGCGAGGTGTGGACGAACACGGGCGCCTTCCCGTTCCCGTTCGAGCCGATCCCTGGCGCGTTCTTCGAGTTCGGCATCTTGGCCCCGTGGTCACTGCGGGTGGTCAACAACGCCGTGACGTGGCTGGGCAACGCCAAGGGCGGCGGTTCCTACGTGCTGCAGGAGGCGGGCTACGTGCCGCGCCGCATCAGCACCGGGGCGATTCAGAACCTCATCAAGAACAAGACGAACGCGGCCGGCACGGCCTACGACGCCGAGGCGTTCTCGTACAGCGTGGACGGGCACGACTTCTACCAGTTGACCTTCCCCACGGCAAACTTCACGATCGACTGGGATGCGGCCACGGGTCTTTGGCACGAGCGCGGGACGTACAACAACACGACGATGGACTTCGACGCGCAGCGCATCCGCACGGTCACGTCGTTCTACCCGGTCGGGTCGGCGCAGACGCGGAACGTGCAGCACATGGCGATCGACCGCGTGGGCGGCGGGCTCTACATCATGGACGAGTCGGTGTCGACCGACGTGAGTGGGGTGGGCATTCGGCGCGTCCGGCGGTCCCCGCACATTCTCCACGAGGGCGAACTGATCGACGTGGACTGCTTCGCGCTCGACATCACAGTCGGCAGCCCGACGCAGCCGGTCGTCCAGCCGGCGCAGATTATGATGCGGTTCTCCTACGACGGCGGCGGTACGTGGTCGAACATCCGACAAAAGTCGCTCGGGAACACGGCGCAGTGGAAGACGCGCGTGCGGTGGGAACAGTTGGGCGCGGTGCGCGACCGTCTCTTCGAGGTCGTCATTTCCGACCTATACGCCCCGTACCGCATCTCGCACGCCTGGCTCAACCCTCCGGCCTAACCCATGCCATCCACCGGCATCACTGTCGCGCCGATCCGCGAGGACATGATCGAGACCCCGCGCGAGCTCGAGACGGGCTCCAGCGAGCCGCCGTGGGCCGGCAGCGAGGACGACCAGACCCAGCAGGACCAGACGAAAGGCAAGGT